GCAAGCGCCGTCTGGAGCGAGGTGAGCGAGAGATTGCCGCCGGCGCCCGTGATCAGGTTTGCATGCGCCACGCTGAAGAACGTCGCGTTGTCGAGGAACGCGGTCCAGAAGACCTTGTTCAACTTGAGCGCCGCGCCGCGGCCGAGCCGCGTCGGGATCTGCGTCAGCGCGCCCAGGTCGTCGTTGATGATGTCCGTCCGGGTGATCGCGAACATCTTCCCGTAGGTGCGCGCGCGGTTCTCGAACGTGTCTTCGCTCACCGTGCCGTGCGTGAACTCGCCGTCTGGTGCGATCTCCTCGTATTCGAAGCCGCCGTTCAGGCGGTAGCTCGTGTTCGTCTTGAAGTCGGAGACGTTCTTCGTGCTCGAGATGTTGGCATAGGTCCGCTCGACCGCCATGAATCCTTCGAGCAGGAACTTGTTCGCCGTGTTCGACATGATCCCGGGGAGCGAGAGCGTGGAGAACGCGGCCTCGAGTGCGCCGCGCATGTCGCCCTTCACCGACCGGCCCTGCCACCCGCCCTGCTGCGCGGCGATGGCGATGATGTCCTGCAGGCCGATCCGCCCTTTGAACGCCTTGTGGGCAGCGTCCAGGATCTTGGGTTCGAACTTCTTCTCGATGTTCCGCAAGCCGCCGGCGATACAGGCCGCGGCCTCGATCGTCGCTGCGTCGATCCCGCCGCCGCCCACGTGCACGGCGGGCGCAGTCGGACGCGCGGCCCGGAGCATCTCGAGCTCGGCCTTCTCGAGCGACCAGTTTTCCTCGATGGCCTTCGCCGCGAGCTCGCCGTGTTCCCGACCGGCGAGTTTTTGGATCGCCGCCTGGCGGCGCATCTCGCCCGCGCTCTGCGTGCGCATCGCCGCGATCAGATCCTGAGCAGCAGGATCAGGCACTGGTCCCAGCGCCTTGACCTCCGGCTTCGTCTCGGTGACGGTGGCAGCTGCGCCCTTCGTCGCCGGCTCGCTCGCCTCGACAGCGGGCGACTCCTTGTCCTGATTCTTGACTGCCATTTCCGTCTCCTTTGCGGACGCTGCGACCGACACGTTCGTGCCGGAGTCGGCGCCCAAGTCCACGAAACTGATCTCGCGAAGGGTCGATTTTCGAATCACGTCGATCGGCCCGTCGACCATCCGGCCGTTCACTTCTGTTGACTTGCCCTCGGCAATGAACTCGACCTGGTTGGCGTCCATTCCCACCGACGCCTGCCACGGGAACCCGTTCTTCGCCGAGCTCGCGACCTCGCGCGCCGACTCGGTGTCGAACGAGAGCACGCCGGTTGCGACGATCTGGCCATCTCGGATTGCCACCGCGTCCGAGTGCCCGATGGTTTTGCTCGGATCGTGGTTGCGGCGAATCGCAACGGACTGCGTGGGAGTGGACACTCCACCGAGGTCGATCACGACCGGGTCACACCACATGGACACGCGGATCGGCGCGCCGGTGTAGGCGACCATCGAGAACGTCGGGAGCTTCTTCCCGTCCCCATCGGCCGCGAGCACGAGGCCCGCAGGGCAGATGAGCGAGAGCGTCTGCGGGTGCTCAGTCTTCTTCGCCATTCGGCTCCCCCTCGTCGACCATCGTCTCGGGTTGCGTGGGTTCCATCGCCGGCGTGAGACCGAGCTCGTCCATCAGCGCCACCTCTTTCGCGCGCTGGCGGACCTGCTCTTCCCAGTCGAGCCCGCGGCTGCTGTACTCCTCGGCGAGCGTGGTCGTGTTGTTCTCGAGGCGCGTGCCCTGCGCGTTCGCTTCTTTCTCCGGGTCGACGTGCTCGGATCCATCCCAGAACCAGCGGTGCCTTGGCAGCGGGCCGCGGCGCCGGAAGACTTGCGGGAGGAGACCCTCGATCAGCGAGGCTTCCGAGATGAACTCGCGGAAGAGGGGATTCAGCACCAGGCGCACGATGCGCGCGCGCTCGACGCGAATCGCTTTGTTGTAGACCTGGTGATCGAGGCGCCCGGAGGCGTAGTTGTAGGAGCTCGAATCACAGGCCGCGACGTTGTATGGCACGTTCAAACACCTGGCGATTTCGGTCAAATACTCGCGCTTCGCCATCGCATAGGTCGTGGTCGGTTGCTCGGGCTTCGCCTGGCCGAGCGACCACCCCTGCGGCAGGACGGTTGCCATGCGCTTCTCGAGCTCCCACGTGCTCATCTCGGGGATGGAGTCCGCCTCGTCGGCGTCGGTCGGTGGGAACTGCGACTGGATCACGAGCGCGAGGTCGGCCGCGACCTCGGCCGCAGCCAGCACCGCGAGCGAGTAGCGGCGGAGCTGCGCGAAGAGCGGCAATGCCGCGGTGATCTCGGGGATCCCGCGCATCTGGCCAGGCCGTAGGCGCAGGAAGTAGTGCAGCATCGAGCGCGCGGGGATGGTGCTCGCCTGGCTGAAGAACCCGGTCATCGATCGCCGGTCGCCGGGATGTTCCGACAGCAGCTGATAGCTGAGCGCGCGGCCGAAACGATCGAACAGGATCCCGTCGGCCTCGTTCGGCTCGAGCGTCGGAAAGGGATTCGCGACCTGCTCGGCTTCCACGAGCTGGAGATCGAGCTGGACCGGGAACTCACTCCGGGGGTTGCTCGCCATCACGGCGAAGGTCTCGCCGTCCTCGTACTTGGCAAGCCGCATCGTGTGGAGCTTGCCGGTGAGGTCGATGTCCTCGGCCCACTCGCCGAATATTTCCTCGAGCGCCGAGTCGGCGGACCGGTCCCCGCTCGTCACCTGCAACCGGGGACCGGTGCCAATGCAATCGTTCGCCAGCGTGAGCCCGATTCCCTGGGCGTAGGAGTTATTCGACACCTCGTAGCGCGCTCGGTTGCGGAGGGTGCGGCGGATCTCCGGAGCGTTCGCGGTGTTGGCCGACAGGGCGTCGGCCGCGCCCCAGTGCTTGCGGTTGTCGATGTGCGTCTGGGCGGCGTCGTAGCGGGCCCTGAGCTCGCGGAGCTTCGCGTTCGCGCGCTGTGCGACCTCCTGCGCCGCTACGAGACGGGCGTCGGTCCGCGCGGCTTTGGTGCGCCTACGTGGTGCCTTCGGCTTGGCCATGCACCAAGGGAAGAACCGGACGCCAAGGAGGCGCAATCCGGCCGGCAAGGTGAGGCGCTACGGGTAGCGCGTTTTGTGTGGAACATCTTGAGAGCCAAAGTGGTGCGCATCCCGTGCGCAAGGTTGGCCGCTAGTCGCTTTGCGTGGTATGATCGAGACCGACAGCGCCATCTTGGTAATCAACTTCTGCCCGTTCTGCGGTGTGAACCTCGCCGAGCCGCCGAAGGAGACACGAATGAGCGAGGAGTGGGAAGACGAACTGGAAGCCATCCTTCGTGATCGAGAGATTTTCCATCACGACGAAGTGTGGGACTGGGAACGCCTGCGCGGAGCGCTCCATTCCCTGGTGGCCCGCCGCGAGAAGGCCGCGCGCATCAAGGCCCTGGGGGACGTCAAGAAACTGATCGCCAGCGTGGAATACATGAACGATCGCCTGCATTCAGAGCAATCACCGAACGATGCGAAGCGCGTTGGAGCCGCGAGAGCGATCAAGTTGCTCCGCGAGCTGATCGAGAAGGAGCGCCCGGCATGAGCTGCCCGAAATGCGGAGACGAGCGAGTATGGATGAACGACCTTCCGCTCGAAGACGGCAAGGTCCTCGGTGGTTGGACGTTGGGCGATGAGCAGGACAGCATCAAGTTCTGCCCGTTCTGCGGGTGCGCGCTGACGGCGCCGCCGACCCAACCTTCCGAGATTGAACCCGTCGAGGTCGCCGGCCGCTGCATGGTGGGCACGAAACACTTCGACGACCGCTGTCTACCGGCCGTCCTGGCTGAGCTTCAGCGTCGCCGGTCCGCCTCATAGGTCGTCTTGAGCGCCCCGCAGTTCCGGCACTCGCGCCGGCGGCGAACCTGCCTCCCCCACGTGGGCTCCGTCCGGATCGTGTAGAAGTGGCGGCACCCACACCGCCAGCACTCGAGCCCGCGGTCCTCGGACGCCGTGTCGATTTTTCCGGTCCCATTCGACGGCGGATGGCGCTTCATCCATGCCACCCCGCCCTGGCATGGGAGCGCGCCGCCCGCTCCGCCAGGCTCACCTTGCGCCGCGGGCCAATCCTGGTCGATGGCATGCCCTGGAGCGTCACGCCGAGAATGCTTGCCGCCACCCCCGCCCCCACGAGGCAGTCGAGCAGATGGTTTTCGCGCTGCCCTGGACGGAGTTTCCAGATGTCCACCACACGCGAGCTCCCCTGCATTCGCGTCCGGAACTCCGAGGTCAAGTGCTCCGCGATCATCCGGTGGCGGTTGGGGTTCCGCCCGTAGAGGCTTAGACATCCATGGTCTCCCATCGTCACGGCGAGCCGTGCGTGCAGGAAGCTCTTCCAGTAGTTGGAGTCGAACAGGACGCGACGCGCTTCCCTCGAGGTCTTGGCGCCGATGTGCCAGCCGAGCCCGACACGGTCGCCCGGCTTCTTCTTCCACTGCTCGATCGGCCGCCCACCCGGCCCGATGTAGTGCCCGTGCGACGGAAGAAGGTTCGCCGCGTGCAAGCTCCGCTTGCAGAACTGGTGCACGATCGCGGTCGAGGTGCCCCACGAGGCATCCACCAGGCATACGGACGGGCGCATCGGCGACATGTCCTCCCGCATGAACGGCGTCCCGAAGAGCTTTTCCGTCAGGGCGTCGAGTCCGGCGAGGATGGCGCCCTCGAGGCCGGCGCCCTTCGCCGCCAGGCCGAGGGTGTGCTGCGCATCCAGCAGGGTGAAATAGTCGCGGGCCTGGTCCGGGTGCGCGCCGTAGTCGACAACATAACCCGTGAAGTCGTCGCGCCATGCGAGGACGGCGTAGTAGAGCAGGTTCTGCTGCACGTCGACGAAGGCAGTCAGCCGCGTCGCGTCGAGAGGCACCATGCCGCGCTCGATCCCGTTCACCTTGGCCGCGATCTGGTCGGCGGTCAGGATGCCGACGTCGGCGAGCCCGCGCTCCACCATGGGCTGGTTCTGGTACTCGGACCAGAAGGCGACCTCGTCCTGCAGCCGGAGGTTGACCGCGTGCTGGATCGCGCTCGCCTCGTCGTGATGGAAGCGCTCCGGCCAGGCGATCCGCGCCCCTGCGTCGAGCTGCTCCCGGTGCTCCCGGTAGAACTTGGTGGCGTCCCGGATGTCCCCCCACTGGCGCAACGACTCCGCGCGCACCTCGGCATACCCCTCCCACAGCTTCGTATCGGTCGGGTGCTCGTAGATGAGCTGCGTCCGCTCGCCGTTCCACTCGGGGTGTTTCTTCCGATCGAGGATGACATCGGCCATGTCACCCGGTCGGATGACCGTGCAGGGCATGAGGGCCGCGATCTTGGAGGCCGGGCCGGCGAGCCCGAGCACGGCACCGGAGAGAATGCGCTCGCGCGTGACGCACTGGGAGAGGCTGTTTGCGGACTCATCCGTCTGACAGTCATCGCAGATGACGAGGTCCGGCCGCGCGGAGGAACCGTCCGCGCGCTTGAACTTCATGCCGCGGATGCGCCCGGTGAGCCCGGCGACCTTCACGATGGCCCCGCTCGCCTTACTTCCCTCGATCGTCGGCAGCACCAGCTCGTTCTGCGTCCACACAATCTCGGTTCGCTGGCCCTGGTGGAGCTGCCCGGCGCACCTGTTCGCGATCCCCTCAAGACACCGGATCGGGTAGCAGACCTCGGGAAAGTCGGCATAGAGCTCGTCGTTGTGCTCGAGCTCGGCCATGAGCGAGTCCAGCATCTCCTGCGCGTGCGTCTCCGATGCGCCGATCAGTGCGACAAATCGGCGGTGCGCGTAGAGCATCGACCACAAGGCTGCCGCTTCGCACAGCGACGTCTTGCCGCTCCCGCGCGGCATCGCCATCGCGAACTGTCCACCGTCGATCACGCATCGCCTCGCGCGGTCCAGCACCTTCAAGTGGTCCGGTGACCAGGGGAGAGAGAACGTCGTCTTCAGGTAGGTATCGCAGAAGGCGCGGAGGTCGAGGCGTGCGAGCTCA